ATATTGTATTAAAATATTATTCATTTTTTTAACAAAAACTTTACTATATTTTCGGTTGAAGTTTTGTTTAATTTACGTATTTGGTTTTTGGAATTGGTATAAGTCAAGTTTTGTAAACACGTCGAGTCTTCATTTAATTTATTTAATAAATTCTGTAATGTCTCGAACTTATTCATGATAACTATTGCAATTGCTGAACTGACTCCTGGAATTTGCGACAACATAATTTCATCAATATTATTGATTGTGATATTATCTTTTTTAGTTTTTTTTATAACATTAATATAATTTTTAGGAGCGGTCTCATCAACCTCTTTTATTTCAGAAATGTTGGAATAATAGGGTGTTTTAGTTCCCTTAATATCTTCTTTAGTCATTTTATGTGTACTGTTACAAATAAAAAGTGCTGTTTCTTCAATAGATAATGTTCTTAAAACAGAGAATCCCTTATAATAATTTAAAGACAAAATCGCGGAATAAACCATTAACTTGTCGACATTATTATCTTGAAACTTATTAATTTTGTTTATATCTCCTTCTATTAAATATATTATGTTATGTTTATGATGCGTTAATCCGTCTAATCTGAATGATTGTTCTTCGTATCTACCATCTTTTATACTACTGATTAAATCACTTATACTTTTTCTCTCGATGATTAATAAATCCTCATCATTATTTGAAATAATAATATCGCCTAAATCCAAATTTTCGGTTTTTACTTGAATTTCCTTAAAACTTGGATTTGATGATATTAATAAATTAATCTTTGTTAATAATTCGTGTTCTCTATAATCGACTTTAATAAACATCTCGGTAATAATAATAATTTAATAAAATGTTATTAAATTATTTAATGATAATATATATTAACCCACATTAGCATATATTTCGAGTAGTTGAATAGTAATACAGGATAAATTCATAATAAATATACTATATTGTTTACATTCATTATGTGGATAAAAATAAGTATTTAAAGATATATGAAATACAAATATAATGTGCGATTATTTTATATTAACCAAAGAAATTACTTCAGATACTGGATGTGACAAAACAAATCAAGTTATTGCTTTAACAAATAAAAAGGTGTACATATTACCAAAAAATAACATAACTTATTATATAGACCACGGTCTATTTGAAAAAAACTTGATTGAATGGTGTAAGCAATTATGTGTAAAAGATAAAAATTTCTTAGATATAGGAGCACATTCAGGAACATACTCAATTAGTTTATCAGACCATTGTAAAACAGTATACGCATTCGAACCACAAAAAATGTCATTCTATTCACTATGTGGAAGCGTTGCGTTATCTAACATTAAAAACATTGAATGTATTAATATCGGGCTAGGGTCTGAAAACCAAGTTGGAAAACAAATATTAAATATATCTAGTTTAGATGGAGGAGGGTCCTCAATTGTCAACACATCCAATATTTTACAAACAGAAGAAATAACGATTAGAACTCTAGATAGTTTTAACATTGATAATATCGGGTTTATTAAGATAGATATTGAGGACAACGAATTAGACGCACTATTATTTTCTCAAAATACCCTTAAAAAATCAAATTATCCAAAGATATTATTTGAAATGAATAATATAAATACTGACCTAATAGATTTTCTAAAAGGATTAGGATATTCTGTTTTAAAGATTGCAGGGTTTAGTAATATGTTTTTGGCAGAACAACCATGATATTAATATTACCTAAATTAAATTTGTGTGATATTATTGTTTGATATTATATTAATACTGCTATAAATATTGGTTTATAATATTTAACCCATATTACCTCCATGAGTTGCGCGATAACCGTATTTTTGGGTTTGAATTGTCTTGCTAACAACACAAGTTTTAGGCAATGATTGAGGGGCTCCAATCAAATTTGGGTTAGATTGCATAAAAAGTCCAATTCTAGAAGCAATACCTGCTTTTTTGATTCCTCCACAAACGTTAGTTCTATTAATAATTGATGCGGAATATCTCGCGTTTTTACTACCAGACATATAAACCATATTATATAATATTAAAATATTATATTTTTGAAAAATTAAAATATCATTCTAAATCTAATAACTTAAATAATATAAAGAGTAAAACTGTAAATACTTAATGAGTAATTTAAATTATGAAGATGATATTATTAAATGTGATGATGGACTTATTTTTAATCCATATAACAATTTAAATGTCGAGATTACATTGAGCGAAGTTCAATCTATTCTTACTAAATACGGAGTTCCTCCAATTGTTAACAACCTTGCATTATATAAACGCGCATTTATTCATAGGTCTTACACTAAGCGTTCAAGTTTTGAAAATATACAACAAAATATTACTATCGTTGAGAAACCACCCGACTGTATGAAATTAAGCACTAAATCTAATGAACGACTCGAATTTTTGGGAGATGGTGTTTTAGAATTAATTACCAAATATTATCTTTATAGAAGGTTTCCTAAAGAAAATGAAGGGTTTATGACAGAGAAGAAAATAGCAATTGTTAAAAACGAAGCTATCGGGAAAATCGCAATGGAAATGCATTTAAATAAATGGTTAGTTTTATCAAAACATGCCGAAGAAAAAAAAATCAGAACTAACTTAAAAAAATTAGGGTGTTTATTTGAGTCATTTTTAGGTGCTCTGTTTTTGGATTTTAACAAAATAAATATTAAAGATGAAGATGCTTGGTTTACAAATGTATTCGTTACTGGTCCAGGGTTTCAAATAGCCCAAAAATTCGTAGAAAATATATTTGAAACACATATTGATTGGATATCATTAATTCAAAACGATGATAATTATAAAAATATTTTACAGGTTAAAATTCAAAAAGAGTTTAAAGTTACACCCCATTATCTTGAAATAAGCCACGACCCGGATGTTGGTTATAAAATGGGTGTTTATTTATGTTTAGGACAACCAGTTTATAATTTAAACTATACAGAAGCCATAAATATTAATCAAATCAAAACATTTAAACATATTCACGAGTATGTTAACACAAACGGCAAAATATTTTTATATATGGGAGAAGGGCAACACAAAATAAAAAGAAAAGCAGAGCAAATAGCGTGTAATGAAGCCCTTACATTTATTACCGAAAATTTAGAAGATAATATTGAATAATATATTTAGGGTTTTTAATGGATGTCAACACAATAGTATTATTAATTATCACTATTTATACATAATGATAATTAACCGAATTAAATGTTAAAAGGTGTTAAAAGTTTTATATGTGTGTTTTATATAAGGTATGATTAATTATTTAGAAACATTAAAAATTAAACCAAATATTAAAAAACATACTTTGGTCGACATAATTATTCCTGAACCCCCTTCCATAATAAACCAACCCGACGATACAATTCAACCCGCTATTGTGATGATTGACGCACGTGATAAAGGATTTAATATTGATTTATTTAAACAGAAGTTGGAGTCACAAAAGTTATTAAAGGTTCGAGCAAATCCTAATATTAAAGAAATTCAAAAACTTAATGAACCAATTAAACCAATTAAACCAATCAATCCTATAAAACAAAACCCATCTAAAAAACTAATATTAGAAGATGATGAGGATAATGAAGAAGATAAAAAAGATAAACCGATTCGAGTAACAAACCCGGTTGAAAAAGGAGTCGCAATTATAGGTCCTGAAATTAACGTTCAGATTGATAATAGACCAATCACGAAATTTTTACCCGAAAAACAGCCAAATATAATTGTAAAGGTTTCGAACTATTATATGAATAACCGAGAAAAATACATTAATAATATTAATTCTATTTTTCAACCTTATAAAAAGGAATTATCTGAAACAGAAAATATTACGTGTGACAATATAGGAAAATCATCCGGAAATGTTTCTCTATTACTACATCAAAAAATAACGAGAGATTATTTAAATTTATTTACTCCTTATCGTGGATTGTTGCTTTACCACGGACTTGGTTCTGGAAAAACGTGTACGTCAATCGCAATAGCCGAAGGTATGAAAGATAATAAAAAAATTATTATTATGACTCCTGCATCATTAAGAAAGAATTATATGGTTGAATTGAAAAAATGCGGAGATTTATTATTTCGTAGAAATCAATATTGGAAATGGGTAGATATAACTACAAATCCTGAGTTATTACCTGTTTTATCAAATGTATTAAACCTACCACTCGAATATATTCGCAAAAAAAATGGTGCTTGGTTTGTAAATGTAAGAGAACCAGCCAATTACGCAAAGTTATCGGGAGAATCAAAACAATCATTAGACGAACAATTGGATAAAATGATTGAAAGTAAATATACGTTTATAAATTATAATGGGTTGCGAAACACCGCATTAAGTGCATTAACCGATAATTATACAAAAAATTTATTTGATGGAGCCGTGGTTATTATTGATGAAGCCCACAATTTAATTAGTAGAATTGTCAACAAACTTGGAAAAGAAAAGGATATACCTATTTCCAATAAAGGAGAGAAAGAATACCAATCTAAATTTTTATCGATTAAATTATATGAATATTTAATGAGTGCTGTAGACACGCGTATCGTTTTACTAACAGGAACTCCCGTTATAAATTATCCTAATGAATTCGGTATTTTGTTTAATATTTTAAGAGGATATATAAAAACGTGGGAGTTTCCATTACAGGTAAACACATCTAAAAAGGTGGATAAATTCTTTTTTGAAGATATTTTTGTTAAAGAAAAAACATTAGATTATATTGATTACTCATCGTCCAGCAAAATATTAACAGTAACAAGAAATCCATTTGGCTTTAAAAATGTAATTAATAAATATGGATATCACGGAGTTACTGACGAGGTAAAAAACGAAGAAGGAGAATTAGTTTTAAATAAAGACTTTATAAGTGAGACAGATTTCGAGCGAAAAATCATTAGTATTTTGAGACAAAATGATATTGAAATTCTCCCTCAAGGAATTAAAATTCACAATTTTAAAGCATTACCTGATAAATTAGATTTGTTTTCTGGCGAATATATCGATGATGTAACCAAAGAATTAAAAAATGTTGATGGACTTAAAAGACGAATTCTCGGATTATCTTCATATTTTCGTAGCGCACAAGAAGATTTATTGCCAACATTTACAAAAACACTATCATTAGATTATTTTGTCGTTAATATTGAAATGAGCGATTTTCAATTTAAAATTTATGAAAAGGCAAGAGTTGAAGAACGAAAAACCGAAAAACCCAAAAAAGGTAAAGGTGCAGGAGACATTTATGAAGAAGCAACATCAACATACCGCATTTTTTCACGATTATATTGTAATTTCGTTATGCCTGACCGTCCTCTTCCTAGAAGACACAACGATGTAAAAGGAAGCGAAGAGGTTTCAAATATGGTTGACATATTAAAAGAAACTAAAAAAATAGAAAATAATATTGATGTTAACAATTTATATGAAGGAGAAGTTGAAGGTGATGAACTTATTAATAATTCATCTGATGTTACTTACCAAGATAGAATAGCACAAAAAATAGAATATATTAAAGATAACGCGCCAACGTTTTTATCTCCTGAAGGACTTCAAACCTATAGTCCGAAATTTTTACATATATTGGAAAATATTCAAGACCCAAATTATACTGGTTTACATTTAATATATAGTCAATTTAGAACCCTTGAAGGTGTTGGGTTATTTAGTTTAGTATTGGAGGCAAACGGATTTGCCAGATTTAAAATTAAAAAAACAGGATTAGATACTTGGGATTTAGATTTTAACGCTGATGAATTAACTAAACCCAAATACGCATTATATACTGGAACAGAAACACCAGAAGAAAAGGAAATTATCCGAAATATTTATAATAGTTCTTGGGATGATATTCCAACCAATATTTCAAACAAATTAAAAGAACTTTCGAAAAATAATAATTATGGTGAAATCATTAAGGTTTTAATGATAACGTCATCAGGTTCGGAAGGTATAAATTTACGAAATACACGATACGTTCATATCATGGAACCATATTGGCATCCAGTAAGAACAGAACAAGTTATTGGTCGTGCACGTCGTATATGTAGTCATACTGATTTACCAAAAGAACTACAAACCGTTGTTGTATTTGTGTATTTAATGGTTTTTTCAGAAAAACAATTAAAAAGCGATGATGCGATTGAACTTAAACGAAAAGACTTAAGCAAGCGGCTACCTGCGGTTCCAGTAACAAGTGACCAATTATTGTTTGAAACATCCACAATAAAAGAGAAATTAAGTAATCAATTAACTAAAATAATTAAAGAAACATCTTTTGATTGTTCGATTTATCCACACGGAAAAGAGAAAATCACTTGTATGAATTTTGCGGATCCAGGCAGTTCTAAATTTTCGTATGTTCCCGATTATTCGAAACAACAAAGTGATAATACATTAAGAACAAATAAAAAAGAGTTTGAATGGGTTGGTAAATCCATAAAAATTAATGGGGTTGAATATGTTTACCGTATAATAAATAAATATGTATGGTATATTTATGATTTAGCTAGTTATAAAGAGGCGTTAGAAAATAAGGGACTTAATCCAATACAAATAGGAACATATGAATTTAACGAAGACGGAACACAGGTATTTAAACAACTCGTAAATTAAGACCCGCATAATTTATCTGTAAGGAATTGAACCATATTTGTTAATATGTATATTTTGGTATTTAAGTGTTCGAGAGTTATACTTTCTGCTTTATCAACTATTTCGGGTGTTTTTATCTGTTTCAGTTTTAATAAAATATTATTATTCTGGATTGGGGTAATATCATCGATTTGTTCGTCATGCATATAATTTGTAACAGTTGTTGAACCCCAAGAAATGCGTTTATTAAAATCTGTTTGTGTAGGTTTTTTTAACGGAGGTAACTCAATCAAATTATTATTTATAATTGTATTACCCAACTCCTTATTATCTATTTTAATATATTTCAATTCGTTAGTTTTATTTAAGGTATCTTTTTCCTTTTTTATAGACGTTTCTTGGGACTTTAAAAATCCAGAATTCGAATTAGTTGAAATATCTTTATTAAATTGCTCAACGTCAAAATTACGTTTAGCAATCGTTTGTTTAATAATTAATTCCATATCTTCAAGCGGTTCGTCCAATTTATCATTAAATTTTGGTGCTGGTGGGACTTTGATTGTGTTATGACTTTCAAAATCGTTTTTTTGTTTCATAAATTCGGTATCAAACTTATTTATTCTTTCCGTTTTTATATCATTACTTGTAACTATTTCCTTTTCTTTGAAAAATTCACCTTTCAGTTTATTAATAATAACCGAAATAAACATCTTATTAAGTGTCATTAAATCTGCCGAATTGTTTTTTTCTCTATCATAAAAAATCGGTAGAATTGAATTAAATGTCTCTTTAATTTTTTCAATATAATTAAAATTCGTTTTTACGATATCTGTGTCAACAATTAATTCCCAAAGTAGTTCAATATTATCATTTAATATAAAATCAGATTTATTCATTTTATATTATCTATCACAAACATTATTTTATATACTTTTTAACACATTACAAATTATCGTTGAAATATAACTTTCTGAATTTCTCCATATATTCATCCTTTAAAATATGGGTTTTTAAATAATATTCGGAAACTTTATCTTCTAACATATGAACTATAAAATAAATTGAATAAACTCCGCATTCTGTATTACCATATTGATGTTCAACAGGATAATTTTGGTCAAATACCATGGATTTATTCAGTTTTCGTCCTTGTCGTATTATTCTGTCAACTAACTTTTTTATTTGTTTTGGGATTTTATTACCTGCACTATCAAAGAAAAAGATTGTTCCTTTTTTAATATTTACAAATAAAGATATCCAATGTTGTCCTGATTTGTTATGTGGGTCTGTATTAAAAATAAACCCTAACTTTGTTTTGCCTCTTTTTATTTGGTCTTCCAAATTGATATTACAAATTTCATCCCAAACACATTTGGTTTTGGATGTTTTTAAA